ATATAAAACTGCATTAGGTTCTTTTAGGGCGTTAAAAAAATATGGAAAAGGTGATCTTGTTAATACAGTAGATGCTAAACTAGAAAAAATTGACAAGAAAAAAATTACTAGAGGTGATATAGTAAGTGTCAATACAAATGAGGGTATTGCATTGGGTATTTATACAGGTGCTAAAATAGCAGTTGTTAGTTTAGATGGTTTAATTTTTTTATCGTTAGATGAAGCGATAGATTGTTGGAGAATATAGTATGCCACCAGTAGTCGTAGGAGCAGCCGTAGGAGCAGCAGCATCGACAGCAGTCGGTGTTTTTGTAACAACATCGATTGCTGCAACAACAAGTGCTATTGTGGCATCTTTTGCAACTAATTTTGCTATATCATTGGCAGGAAGTGTTGCATTAAGTGCATTATCTGGGAAGCCTAGTGGAAGTTTTGGCGCACAAGGTCAAGGTGTTCTTAATCGAGATCAAATGATTAAACAAGCGATAACTAATCGCAGAGTTATCTATGGAACTGCAAAAGTTTCCGGCCCACTTGTTTATATGGAAACAACTGATAATAATAAATATCTTCATATGGTTATAGCTTTAGCTTCACATGAAGTTACAAAAATAAATGCTATTTATATTGATGATGAAATTATTGTATCAGAAGCATTCGCTGATTTAGATGTTTGGGATGCAAGTGGCAATGTCACAACTGGTAAGTATAAAGATAAAGTAAGAATTAAAACTCATAATGGTGCTTCAAATCAAACAGCAGATGCAGATTTAGTATCTGAAAGTAATGGTCTATGGACAAACGATCATAGATTGCAAGGAATAGCATATGTTTATGTTAGGCTAGAATTTGACCAAGATGTTTTTCCTAATGGCATTCCAAACATTTCAGCGATTGTAAATGGAAAAAAGGTTTTTGATCCTAGAGATAGCACAACACATTTTTCAACTAATCCTGCTTTATGTATTAGAGATTATTTATTAGATACCGATTATGGTTTGGGAGTAAGTTCATCAGAAATAAATGATACAAGTTTTTCTGCGGCAGCTAATGTTTGTGATGAACAAGTTAGCATTACAAATGCAGAAAGAGTTATAAGAGGAAGCAAAATATCGCAAACGTATATTCACAGTAAAGATTTTACTGTTGATGGTTTTGAATATAATAATGCAGATGCAAGTGGCAATTTAATTTCAAATGTAATTGAACATAGATATACTATGAATGGCACATTTGACACAAATGAAACACCTAAATCTATAATTGAAAATATGCTTTCATCTTTAGGTGGTACATTCAATTATACTGTAGGTGAATTTTCATTAAAAGCAGCATCATATATTACACCATCAGATACATTAACACAGGATAATCTAAGGGCAGGTGTTAGTGTTAAATCAAAAGAAAGTCGCAGAGATCAATTTAACACAACTAAAGGTGTTTTTGTTTATCAAGGTGAGGATTTCCAACCTACTGATTATCCAACAATAACATCTTCAACATTTGTTTCTGAGGATAATAATGAAACAGTTTTTGCCAATATAGATTTTCCATTTACTGTTGTTCCAACTATGGCACAAAGATTAGCTAAAATTGCATTATATGCTAATAGAGAACAATTATCTTTGGTTTTCCCTTGTAATTTAAGCGCATTTAAATATCAAGTTGGTGACACTATAATGGTTGATTTAGATCGTTATGGATTTTCTTCTAAGGTTTTTGAAGTTGCAAAATGGTCTTTAGCATTAGATCAAGATAATAATGGGCAACCTGTTATGGGTGTTGATTTATTACTAAAAGAAACAAGTTCTGCTGTTTATGATTGGAATGCTGAAGAAAAAACATTTAGCCTAAATAACACAACATTATTTGATGCTAAAACAGTTGCTGCACCGGGATTAACTGTTACAGATGAATTAAGGATTGTTAATGAGGAAGCTGTTTCTGTATTATTAGCAGAAGTGACTTCAAGTAATAATGCAGTTTCACAATTTGAAGTACAAGCCAAAAAAGCAAGTGATACTAATTATGTTAGTATGGGTAAAGGTGGAACAGGTCGTTATGAATTATTAAATGTTGAAGATGGGGTTGTTTATGATGTTAGAGCAAGAGCATTAAATGCTTTAAATGTTAGATCACCTTTTACAAGTGATGCACATCAAGTTGTGGGTAAAACAGAACCACCTGCTGATGTTACAAACTTTCAAGTTAATGTTATTGGAACAGAAGCGCATTTATCTTGGACACCTGTAGCTGATCTTGATTTATCACATTATATTATAAGGCATTCACCTTTAACTAGTGGTGCAATATTCACAAATGCAACCACTTTAGTAGATAAAGTATCAAGACCTGCAAACACAGTAACAGTTCCTGCATTAACTGGAACTTATTTTGTGAGGTCGGTTGATAAACTCGGATTAGCTTCAGCAAATGCAACAAGTAATGTTACTTTAATTGATGATATTAAAGATCTAAATTTAGTTGCTACATCAACACAACATCCTAGTTTTACAGGAACTAAAACAGATGTTTATGATATTGGAAGTGCATTAGTTTTAGATACAGCATTATTTGATGATGTTACAGGTGACTTTGATGATGCTGTAGGAAAATTTGATGGTGGTGGTGGAACAGTTTCATCAGAGGGAATATATGATTTTGATACATATATTGATACAGGTGGTGTTTATACTAGCAGAATAACAGCGACTGTTCTTTCAGAGCGATTAGATTATGTTGATCTATTTGATGATGCTGCAGGTTTATTTGATGATCGTGAGGGATTTTTTGATGGTGATAATGCAACATTTGGTGATGTTAATGTTGAATTGCAAATAGCTAGAACTAGAGATGATCCAACAACTGGTTCACCAACTTATACTGCATTCCAAAAGTTTAATGTGGGTGATTATATTGGTAGAGGATTTAAATTTAGAGCGGTTTTAAAGAGTGCTGATTTAACAGCTACACCAAAAGTCACTCAATTATCGGTGACTGTAGATATGCCAGATAGAGTATATTCTGAAAAAGATATAGCTAGTGGAACAGATACAAATGGTAAAGATGTAACATTTACACCTGCATTTAAAGAAATATCTGGAATAGGCATAAGTGCAAGTAACTTAACAAGTGGTGATTATTATGTTATAACAAATAAAAGTGCTACAGGTTTCACAATAGAGTTCTTTAATAGTTCAGATGCGACAGTTGATAGAACTTTTGATTATGTCGTAAGAGGTTATGGAGAATTAGCAGCATGAGGATAGAATATGTCACAAAATGATTTTACTATTGCCAATCAAGGTTTCCCTGCATTTAGAGCAGATCTAAATTCAGCTTTACAAGCACTAGCATCAAACAGTTCTGGTGCAACTGCTCCATCAACAACATTCTCTAATATGTGGTGGTATGATAGCGCTAATAACATCATGTATATCAGAAACGAAGATAATGATGCTTGGATAAAGTTTGCAGAATTAGACCAGACTAATGATAAATTTGTTTTAAGTGGCACATTACAACTAGATGATGGAACAGTATCAGCACCTGCTTTAACATTTAACTCTGATACGAATATGGGTATCTATAGAGGTGGCACAGACATATTAAAGTTTGTAACAGCAGGAACAGATGCTGTAACAATAGATGCTAGTCAAGCAGTAACTTTGGCAAATGATTTATCAATGGATGGCGATTTGAATTTGGTAGGTTCTGCTACTCAAAATCTTACACTTGAAAGAAGTGGAGTATCAAAAATTGGGATTGGATCATCTACAGCAGCGGTAGGTAATTATATAAATACTATTACAAATGATTTATTTATTAAAAGAACAGCCAGTTTTTTAAACGTTTTAGGCATTGATAACTCTACTGGAGACATCAGCTTCTACGAAGACACAGGCACAACACCTAAGCTATTTTGGGATGCTAGTGAGGAGCGATTGGGGATAGGAAATGCAAGTCCAAGTAGCCCTTTACATATTTCTCTTCCTTCATCTGGTACTGATGTTGAGGG